GGTCTCAGTCGGGAATGCTTGCTTTATCTTGGCGATGTCTCTTTGATGGTTTATCATATCGTCGAGCATTCTGTGTCCTAGTGTTCTGAGTTCATCCCAATTTTCTGGGTCAAGCGTTTCCTCATTTGACAAATAATCAACTCAAATTATACAATAAAACTAAGTAGTTATTTTTTTCGTAAAATTAAAATCTATGGAGTGAGTCCCTGTTGCTTAGCGACTTGACTCATCCGCGTCTGCCAGTCCTCGAAGACCCGCCTCTTCTCCAGGTCGCTGAGAACTAGGCCTCCGACGACGGCTGCGGTGGCTACCGCCCCGACGGTGAGGGCTCCCATCGGCGTCACCGCGAAGGCTCCGAGGCTGGACACGGCTGAGCCGATTTGGGTGAAGGTGTCTGGCAGTCCCCTGAGCCTTCTGCCTGTTGACTGGACCTGCATGCCAAGCCAGAACGCGTTGCCCAGGCTGGGGTCCTCAGCCATCCTCATGGTGTCGGAGGCGAGGTTACGTACGCTGTTGATCTCGTAGAGGAGCCCCCGAACCTGCATGAGTGAGGACTGGAGGCTCGCCTCGTCGACCTCAACAGTTATCGTCTGTGCCGCCGACTCAGCCAAGGCTTCAATGCCTCCTTATCTGGCTCATCTTGAACAGGTTCCAGGTGCTGCTCTGCCTCGCCATGATTCGGGCAGCCTCCTTAGGCTCCAAACAGTCGCTGTAGACGATCTCATCGCCGCCATCTAAGCTTGAAAGCAGCTTCATCACCTCGCCGTTGTTAGCCTCGATCAGAAGCCTCTGCACCTCAAGCCAACCCAAACCAGCGAGCTCAGTGTAGGGCTTGCTAAGCACCTTAGGTATCTCCCTCCAGAGGCTCCTCGCCTCCTCCTCCCTGCCCACCTCAACGAGGTGGGTGAGAACATGGTTGAAGGTGAGGCTGTTAAGCGTCTGTCTTGTAATAGGCAAGCCCCCTTACAACTGTGATCGGGTCCTGTGTGTCGCGCAGCTCGAGGTCCATCGTGGCTACGATGGCGTTGTTGAATGTGGTCGTCTTCGACGCACCCGTCTTATCCTTATAGGTGATGACGAAGTAGCCGATGGGGTAGCTGTCCCCATCCTCATCATACGCATAGTTGCCTGAGCCATCCACTGCCTGAGTTGTGAAGGCGGTGTGGTAGCCTAGGAGGCCCACCTCGAAGGCAACCCAGCTGTGACCCTGACTCCAGTGGTCCGGCGTCTTCGTAGCTGAGACGAAGGCTCCCCTGACCTCGTGGATGCGGTTCCACCTCATGTAAACGAGGTTCGTGACGTCGGTGTGCGTATTGACGTCGACTCCCATCTCGAGCTTCGTCAGCTTCCCAACAAGTACGACTGCACTCAATACCTTGCACTCTCCAATAGACTCTGTCTCAGGATCTCCGTGACCCTCCTCGTCATCACCGGCTCGTAGTCCCTGACGGCGTCCCTGATCATGTGCTTACCCTTGGTACCGGGGTGGTGGACGTGCGCCGCGTAGCGATCAGCGGATACTATACCGGCCAGGAGGTTTCTCCAGTTTGTAAGCCCTGCTAGATTCTCCCATGAACCCCCACTCGCCTCAATGGATATCCAGTGGAGGGCTCGGGCTCTGCGTGGGTAGATGTCGTGGGGCTTGGTGTCCTCCTCGACGAATCCACCGTAGCTCACACCCATGTAGATGCGAACCCCGTTGGGCACTCTTCTCCAGAATATGCTCCTAGCTGCCTTCCCCGTGCTCTTCTCGGGATGGATGGTTCGCTCCCTGAGGTTTCTCCGAGCCTTATCCGCAATCTTCGGACCATACTCGTCCAGCATCAGCCCAACCTTAGACTTGATCAAAGCGTCGCACTGTGCGAAGTCGATGTCCCTTACGGTCTGGCTCTCTCCGCCGAACTTTATTCGGACCTGTAGATTGCTCATGTCTCCTCGTCCTCGCTCTCCGTGTACCTTGCGAATGCGATTGAGTCAGCTGTGTCTGAGTCGCCTCCAGCCTGCCGGAAAACGTTAACCAGTGCATCGTATCGTCGCGTGAGTGCCCCATTCTGCCCTATCATCTCAGCGCAGTTGTTCCTCCTCTCGACTGTCCACTCTGTTGCCTCGCTGCTGAGCTTGGCGTTGATAGCGAGGATCAGGGTCAGGACTGAGACGATTGCAATATGGTTGTCTGCCAAGCTCGCGGATTTGCTGCCTGAGGTCCCGGAAAGGTGCTCTATGCTGAGACCTGCCTCGACGTTGGCGATGTCTATGGCCTGATCGATGAGTGGCTCCATCTGCGCTGCGGTGAAGTCGTAGCCAGAGGATCCGACAGTTACTACTCCGAGGCCTCCGATATAGGACGCCTGCATCGTCTGAGTCAAGACAGGTTCACTTCAGGTGCCGGAGATGACAGCCTTGGAGGATTCCACCGAAGCCGCTAGGATGAGTGGCGTCCATGATCCTGCCCTCCCCGTCAATTAGTAGCTGCCCCGGGTTGTGGCGTGGCTTCTCACCTATGTGGCGGTAGACCCTGATTGTGGCGACTGGGTAAGCTGACCAGTGGCGTGGTCCCTCAATCATCACCTGGTAGCTTGCAGAGGTCCCTGTTAGTATGGCTCTCTTGGGAAATATTCCCTCTAGTATCTCGTCGCTGTCTAGAACAAGGTAGACGTCTCCCGGCTTCCCGACGATGTATAGGTCTCTTTGCTGTGGCTGTGGCAGCGGAGTCTGTGGCTGGATTAACTCAGATCCGTATCGCTTAGCGATTTCCGCTGTCCGATCACTGCTTCGTGTGTCTGCTCCAGGCGTGTCCTCGAATCTTCCCTCAACTACGACCACCCGATCAGCGATACCTCTGACGCTCTCGATGGCCCTCGGTAGCGTCGCTTCCCGGTTGTAGGCGACTATTCCTACTATTAGCTGGGGCCTGTGAGTCTCCGGATCATCCGGCTGCAGTTTAACCCTCTTTTCCCTAGGCAAATCATGATCACCCTGTTTCGCCGGAGGTTTCACCGGCTCATCGGACCCCATTGAAGGGGTGACAGAAAGAAAAGTGGTTAGATCGTGGTAAGTTGGCAGATGGCGTTGGCGTCGTAGACGACGGGTAGGCCTCTGACGTAGACTCTACCCCAGAGGTTCCTGCTCTTCGCCAGGACCTCGGTGTAGGTTGAGAGGTCCTCAGCCATGACGTACTCGAAGAAGCCGTCCGCGTTGGCCTTGCAGATGAGTCCTGTGCCCGCTGTGACTGCGGGGGTCTGGTAGAGTGTGCCCTCGATGGTCTTCTCAACGTACTCCCTGTAGGTGATGCCTGTGTTGGCGATTGTGGCGAGGGTCTGCGCGTACTGCGTGGGGTTGAGGACCATGTTATAAGGTGCATAGACGCCGTCAGCTTCTAGGAGGCCAATGGCGTTCAGTAAGCTGGTTTCGATGTTGGCCTTAGTTCCATAGTCGAGGCTGCTGCTCTCCGTGTTTCCCGCGGAGTTGTAGAGGCCGTTGATGTCGTAGTTTGAGCCGTCTCTGCTCCAACCGAGTATGAGGAGGCTGTCCTCCTGGAGGGCGACCTTGTAGGCTGCGCTGTCTACGACGCTGAGGTTGAGGGGTGTACCGTTGAGTCGGCTTGAGGCTAGGTCAAGTTTGGGTATCTCGAATTCCTTGTGGACGGTAGGTATGGCGACTGAGGTTCTTGCGAGGTTGAGGATGTCCTTGCTCTCGGAGCCCGGCCACCCTACGTCGATGCGTGCGTCGCTTACCTCGGTTAGTGTGTCGTAGCCGAATGATTGGGCTCCTTCGCCGAGGATGGGGCCGACGGGGAAGAGTTTGCGTCCTATGAACTGTCTTCGAGCCGCTGTGACTGCTCTGTCCCTTATGATTTGTCCCTGTTCGGTGGAGAGCTGCTCGTCTACTCCGACGAATCTCATGGACTTCATATCAGTAACCTCATCATGATGTCTGCGCTTGAACCGGAGGTGGTCTTTGCTTCCTCGGCGACTGCGACGACGATGCCTTCTGTGGGTATGGGGCCGACCATCGTGGGCGCTGCGATGTGTGCGGTGACTGCGGTTGCGCCTGCTGCGGCTGCTGCCCCGCTGGCCTTCGCAACCTCACCCGCAGCGGCTACGACGAGTCTGTCGCCTTTTACGATGGTCTGGCTGTCGGCTAGGCTACCAACGACGACTACTCCTGGTCCGCTGAGGATTGCGACCTGTGCATTCTGTAGGTAGATTGTGTCGACGGTTGCGGGTCTGTGCTTCTTGATGGTTTGCTCGTAGCCGAGTATTCCGATGGCGGCTGAGCCAGCAGTTGCGACGATTGCGTCGTCGCTGTTGGTGCCTTTGATGACGAAGCGCCCCGGGTACATGCTTGTGGCGGTCTCAACCTTCATAGTCTGAATGATGGGAGAGCCGGCGACCACGATGCTGTTGCTGGGCTTGACATATCCCTCGTCAGCCATGTTAGAGGACCCACTCCTGCTTCGCGGAGTCCCACTTGCCAGCGGTTAGGCCGCTGGTCTGGGACTCGGTGTTGCTTGCGCCTGGCTGGATGCCTCTGCGTGTGCTCGGGGCTTTGTCGATAGCTGCTCGGATCAGGAGTAGCTCTTCCCGGCTCTTGTCCTTCAGTTCATCCTCGGTGAAGGTGCTGATTCCCGATATCTCCTCGATGAGCTTATCCACATCGTTTTTCCGGATGAGGGTGAGCTCGTCGTTGACGGTCTTCAGCTCCTCCTGGGCTTCCCTGAGTTGACGCTGTAGCTCCGAGATTCGAATCTCGTAGTAGGCGTCAGTTTTGACCTCTGGGTTCTTTTCCTCATGTTTTTCTTCTGGCAAAATCATCTTGTCTCCCTTCGCCGGTTTTATTTAGTCACCTCTCGGCGGTGAGGTGAAGGTTTTTGATTAGTCAGCTCCCACGAGCTGAATCTACAGATATTATCCGGTAGAACGTGATCTGAGTTAGGAAAAATTCATGAGATTCTATCTATAAACTCGTATAATCCATTAAGCCCATCAAATACCTCCCTAGCGCCAGCATCTATCAGCCTCTTACTTGACCCAAGATCTCCGATAGCGACGGTGTAGCATCCGGCGGACTTCCCCGCCATTATACCTGCAACGCTGTCCTCAACGAATACTGCTTCACTTGGGTTAACCCCGATAAGTGAACAGGCCTTGACTACTGGATCTGGTGAGGGTTTCGCCCTTTCAGCCTCGCCCTCGCAGACTGTGACCTCGAAGTAGGAGTCGATCCTGAAGTTTTGAGTTATCTTTTCAACGATTTGTCGGGGGGCGTTCGTTACAAGCGCGCATCGGAACCCCTTCTTCTTTACCAGGGAGAGAACTTGGTTCGCCCACTCCTTCAAGTTCACGAGCCCGAGGTTCCTAACGAATCCCTGCTTATACTTGACCTCTATGATATCCTTCTCATCCTCCGAGAAGCCTGGGAACGTCCTATCGATGTTTTTCCTAACCGCAACGCCGATGAATTCCCTCTCGAAAACGTCCCAGGCGACGATGGGCATACCGTAGTCTCTCATTGTCTCGTTGCATGCGGCGTACCAGGCGGCTTCGGAGTCTATCAGGGTCCCGTCGAGGTCGAATAGGACTGCTCTGATTTTTTCGGGTCTGATAGATTTTAGCATACAGGTAATGGTCCGTGGTGTAAATTTAAGCGTAGGCGAATGAATGCGCGAGTCTACGAATGCTAAACAGTGGAACGTGATCTGAGTCTTCTAATATCTCGGATGAGTTCTCGGCTCCTCGCCACCTCATCCGCTTCTAGCTTAACGTCGTTAACAGACGCGTCTTGGTTTCTCGGGCTTGCTCTTTGAATTTGTTCACCCTTTAGAACTGAGATTGCGTCCTGCCCAAAGGCTGCCGCTAGTCTCCTGCAGCTCTCCTTGATTCCTAGTTTGCGAATTTCTCCGCTAATTGGACATTTATCGTCTTCTTGGAGAATCTCGTCTACACCGAGGCCGCAGAGGGGACTGGGGCACCTTCCAACGGGCACTCCAACGGCTACATGATCGATGAATATGTTTCTCTGAACGTAGTCGTAGTGCTGTCCTTCCCACTCGCCGGGTGTTTCGTCGTCTTCGCTTGTGAAGCCGATGCTTACGTCCTTCTTCAGACCCTGCTTGATCTCCTCGACGAAGCCAGGAGGCAGTTTTAGCTTAAACAGGGCGATGTCTGCCCTGATGCCCTTCCGACATGGACGCTGCGTCTTCGGGTCCATGAGGTTCTTCACAAATCTAGGTTCCTGGATTCTGCCCCTGATATCGTCTGGTCTAACGAGGAGAAGCGTATCAGGGTGATGATCCGTAGTCACCCAGCGGCCCTCAGCCGTCCAGGCTGCCTTCTCGAGCTCCTCCGCTGGCTTGTATGCCTTCCTATCTCTGTAGGGCTGGACAATCTCCCGGGCTATCACGGCGGGGACGACGATCAGCTCATCAGTCTCAGCCTTGATCTCGGGCTCAATCGACGCGTAGTCGAATCCAAGTCTCCTCATGCACGTTCACCGATATACTCTATATCCCAGAAGTGGCGGCAGTTCGGGTGCTTGGGCAGGCTCGGCATGAATCTGCCCTGCCGATAGACCCTGCCCAGGTGCTCTCCACACCACTCACATGTCCTCTCGTCGTCTGGTCCAATCATCTTGAAGTTGAAGACCCCTATCTTGCTGGCTGTGATTCGGACAGCTTTGTTGAAGAGTCCCCATTCAAGCTGGTGTCCAAACATCTCGAGGCGGACACCGACTCCTCCCATAGTGCTCCAGTAACCTGGTAGGCCTACACCAGTCGGGGAGAGGACAGCGTCACTCAACTAAGCCACCTGCCTTCAGGGCGTCGTCGAGTATTCTCTCAAAGTCGCTGAGATATTCCTCCTGGATTCGGTAGAACTCTGCCTCCATTTCTGGGGTCGTTCCTGCGGTCTGGACTCCTGTCCTCGCCCTGATGTAGGCCTGAGCTCTGCCCCGCTCAGCTGAAATGTGGTCAGCGATTAATCGGGAGGCCTCTTCAAGCGCCTTTTTTCGATTCGTCTCCCCTGTTATGCATCGGTTGACTATTCCCTTTATCGCCGTCAACATGACGGCGTGACTGGACGCTTTGACTTCATCGGCTAATGGGTTTCCTCCTAACTGTGCCCCAGGGGTTCCCTGAATGCTGGATGCACCTAAGATAGTGTTACCAATTGTCTCAGGTAGTGGTTGTAGTGGCGGGTCGGCGAGGGATCGGATCTCATTGATTGTCATGTAACTTGATCGGACACGCTGAGCTTGCTCCCGAAGCATCTCTATCTCCGCCTCCTCCCGGTCGCTGTGCTCGAATCCGCTGACCCATTCTATGCGATAGTCAGATGCCCCAGTCTTCACCTGCTTACTCGCGATAAGCGCGTCTATCAGCTGTCTGACGGCTGGCTCGTAGAGGCTCTGCTGGTCGCTGATGAACTTGAAGTACTCAGCAGTATTCACCTCGCTGCCGGTGAGGGCTCCAGCCTGCGCTCCCCTGAGAATGGCCTTGGGAATCCCGCAGCCCGCTGATATGTTCTCGAGTATGGGCTCGTAGTAGAGCTGAGGGTTGAGGGCGGAGCCCTGGACTCCCTTGAAGTCCATGCTCTGCTTCTCGTTGTGGACGAAGTATGTCCTTGCGTGTACGTTTTTGAAGACGCCCGAGGCGGTGAAGTCGTCTATCTGGGCCTTGGTTGCCCCCTGGAGGGTTATGTCTGGGAACCCTGAGCCATATCGGAAGATGGTCTGCGCGAGTCCCCACCTGATGTTTCTGAGGCATGTGAGGTCGTCCCAGATGGGGTCGAGGGCGCTCATTCCCCTGTATCGGTGGTCGAGGAGCCTTGTGGCGACGTGAATAGTTCTCGTATAGTGTATCCACGTCTGAGCTGATCCTCTCTGCATGAGGTAACGTTGGGGTAAACCAAACCTATCGCTGTTGATGTCT